GGGCCTCGCTACCACTCACATGGTGCTCTTCGACACAAATCCGCTAAGAGGAAACTTACTAAATAAAAATGTAAGAAAAACCTCATAGATCTGGCTTTGTGTACAGCGAGACGTCTGACTCTTAAAGTTATGGCCTGGATAAAAACACCTGGAGACTATGCTCCAAGTTTACAAAAACTCCAGACTTAACTCATTCGAGTTAGCATAGTCTCACGACGCGCTAGCGCCGCACAAATGGGCCATCCATTTGATTAGCCCATATATTACTTTCGCAATACATGGGTTACCGATTCTGTGGGATAATTTCTCAGAACCAGAATCTTACAGTAAATTCTGAGAAATATATATAAATTATGTAATAAATATGAGAAAGACCACCATCTAACTAGTCTCATTAAGAGAATAGAAATAATAGATGGGCACACCTGTAAAGAAAAACAGGGAGAAATCGTCGGCTACAGCATCGTGTTGCTGATAAAACAAGCCGAGAGTGTCTTGATTTTGTTCCTCCCCCGAGATAGTCGCGGCAGTGGTCACAACTGTATGAGAGTTGCACTGAAGGGTTTGTGCTCTAATCTGACGAGCAGCAGCGAAACGCCTATTCCAATAAAATGGAAGTTCAACCTCAATTGTGTCATTAATTGACATGTTAGTCGCGGCAGTACCTCTACCGGCCGATGAATTCCAACGAGACGAGTAAAATTTCTGCCTCTCGGCATTCGACCCAGTAACTGAGATCTCTGAATCGGTAGAAGATCCATTGCCATAAGTATGATATAACGATCGGGTCACTTGTGGAGACTGTTTCAAGTTTCCAGTGAAAAAGTACTTTTTCCGCATACCTCCCCTGTAGCCTGCATATGCAGGTAAAAACCAACTATGAAATGCAGTCGGTCCTACAGTCATTGGATTACCAGTCACAGTGGAAGTATCAATCCCATGGGAGTCCCATCCAGTATGGTACGGTAAATCCTTGTTCGTAAGGCCATTGATGCGTATAGCACCAGTACTTGCCCTCTCAGGGAACCACATGCGAGTGAAACAATAACGTTTACACAACTCGCGAATGGAAGTAGGTGGGTCACCATAATAAACCATATATGTATTGTCATCTGGGTCCGATTTGGACGCAATTGAGATTATCTCTCCAGACGACGTAGGTTTATCAGACTCAGTAGAGTCACCAGTCTCAACATTTGGTTCGGAAGACTGGGAGGGGAGAACATCATATTCTCCATTTGACGGATCACCTCCTCCACCTGGCCCCAGGCCGACGTCCTGCACTTGACCTTGTCCACCTGGTCCCAAGGCATCGTCCTGCACTTCAAGATCATTTGGTTCGGTCGGTGGAACAGGAAATAAATGAAAATAATTCAATTTTGAATTTGAAGGATTCGCCAGCTTAAAGTCATCACAAGCTGAAACGAAAACATTAATAGAAATGGGTGCATCAATGCTGGGACTAACAAGTTCGTTTAGAACGGCCAACTCAAGAACTCCGTTGGCTTGCGTATCATTCGTATATAACCTAGTAACATCGGAAAAGTTCGATCCCGTAGCGTACGGGGATCCACATTCCTTCCAGGGTGAAGATTGACCCCAACCAACCACAATTTCAAAGTCATCTGTCTCTGCGATATCAATCACACGAGAATAATTCGTATTATAATTTACAGATGAAGTGAAAAAATTAGGATCCCAGCGAGCTAGAATACGCCCTTTATGAAAATCACTCTTCACGATTTGAAATCGGAATTTTAGTGACCCTTGCCAATTTCCAAAACACGTTGCCATGTGAGCAAGGGGAGTCATATGAATTTCTTCGTTTACATTATCGAGCTGCATTGGCAGTACTCGAGTGTTCCAAAGGAGAGAGTCCGGAGCCTGGTCGGGCTCCCATGAAAACGAGGTTAAGAAGCTTTCTCGCATACAATACTCAGTGATACCCATCTCGTCTTGACCTGCAAGGCCAACTGTTCGAGAATCTACCGTTAGCTCGGCTTTGCTGTCGAGCGTCAACTTAATGACGGCATCGGCTGCATCAGTAGATGCCAAATTACCAGTAGGCGAAGGTTTCATAATCTGCGTATCAGTAATAACGGCTGGTCTGCTATAACCAAAAATTTTGGCAATATTAGCAGTAGCACCAGCTGCAATCTGCGAAGCTGTCATGTACGGACCGATAACAGGGAGTGAAGACAACTGTCCAGCCGCTCTAGCAATTGCTGCGGCTGGTTTAGAAATAATACCAGTGCCATACTCATCAGAAGCAATCGAATTGCCCTGGTCTCTAGAATTAAGAGCACGAGCACGGCGACGACCACTTTGAGAAACAAGTGGTGGATCGGAGTTCGTAGGCATAGTGAGAACAACGTCCTCAGCCCACAAATAGATAGTGACAGTAACGGGGTCGTTACCGCCATTAGCGTGGAGAAGGTTACCAAACGAATTGATAACAATTTCTCCCATATCTTTCCAATCACCGGCGGGAATATTGAGATAGTTCTTGTCCCAGAAAAACGGTAAGCAGAGTTCACCACCCGTATTTTTAGTCGGGTTAAGAAAAAAGTGAGGTTTCTGCGACGCTTGTATATTATCCTGTGGAATGAACGCCCGATCGACCGTAACCTCGTCTCCCCAAGTAAAAGGGTTGTATGAAACGAGTGATCGACCATAATGAAATTTAGTACCAGAAATAACCATTTTACAATGTAACTTCATCCGAAGGAGTTGATAATTTTTGATTTTGTCCCTAACGTAGGGATTCTCACAGAATGCCTGCCAAGGATTAAATTTGTAATGAAGCCCTTGTCCAACGAGCCAAGTCTGTGCAGACTGGCGGATAGGACGCTTCAAGAACGAACCCAAAGTACTGTCGTCATTCTTTGCAAGGTCCATTGTGGGATCATAAGTTCCTTCAATAGTTTGCAACCAACCAGCATCCTGGTCGGCGAAAGCAGTAATCTCCTGCCTAGACATAGGCGCAACTGAAGTTTCTGTGCGCCCTTCTGGAACATCTGAATCAGATGCAACACCAGAATGTGAGATCAAAATCATACCTTCTAGCTGCTCAATTCGTTTAGTGAGCTGCTTAACATGGCGGTACTTTCGGTCAAGTTTTTGTCGTAGCTCCCTGACCCGAGCACGAAGTTGCGAGACTTCATCATCTTCATCGAAAGACGCGACAGTATGAATTGTGCGAGGATCGCACGATATGTGTGAATCATTTTGAGCTGATTCTGGCTCACAAATAGTATAAAGATTAGTAATGTAATTTAATAAATATTATGTGCGGCACATCAATCGACAACATAACAGTGCTATTTTGATGGGTGACCAAACCCTCCCCTAAAAAGGGGTATGTACAAGTCCACTAAGCAGCCTGACCACATTGAATAGGTAATGCAGAACCTAATCGCTGTGCGTATATCTTACTTAGCAGTCCATTTTGATTTTGGCTTAACACCTCCAGCATTGGACAACACCGGGATCTCTTTATTTAACGTCTACCGTGATCAGTAAAGACTGGGCTGTCCCCTTAAAGCTCAAAGGGGAAGGAAATGCCTTGAAAATGTTCTTCCTCAGAGTTCACCTTACATTCATGGTGCTCATGTCGATATCCACTCTGTGATTCAAGAGGAAAAAACTTTTCCTTGTACCATTCGACACGTTCATCGTAAGTCATAATGGGACCAACATATCCTGCAATGTTAGCTCGACGAGCAACTTCAATTAGTTCCTCGCGGCGTTGGTTGTAGACATCTCTTCCAAATTCAAAGTACTTGAGAGCTACATTCTGGATGGCTTCCGCACTGGATTGTTCCATGGTTAATACCTTGGATTTTATGTGGGTATGCAACATCTTGGCAATAGAAGACTCCTCCACAGGAGATCTGTAAATTCCAAGCTCTTCATCCTTAACAGCAAAGTGCTTCAAAAAAGAAGCATCACTCAAGTTGATGAAAGGCACAGACTCAGCGTCTTTATCAGCCATAGTGTAGGTAATACCTACTTCATTCAACTCAGCAGCAATTGCCGTATGATTGAACCAATCCAAACCTTTCAAGACGGTCATGATATTATCATCACCATATGTCATGAGAGAACAACCCTTGGCAAACGGGGGAATTCTGGTCCAACGGCTTTGTTTAGCTGCAAGCGCGTAATATGTATAGCGCATGTAGAGCGAGTTAACAATACTGTTGATGATCACCGTCAATGGGTGACCTGAGGGATTGGAACCAAAAAATTGAACAAGGGTTCCAAAATAATCATAAGTGGGATAAGTGATTTCCGAAGCGATGCCCCTCATAATGATCAAGTCATCAGCATCATAGTTTCCGGATTTTTCAGCTAGAGTAATAAGAATCTTGAATGCCATGAACATAAATTCAGGGGACATTCTACCATCAAATTTGGCATAATCGCCAGCAATGGCACGATCCCAGCCGAACTTTCCAATGTGCTCATACAACTCAGTCCACTCTGGACTCTGCACAACAGTTCCGACTGCGCACTCAGTGATCGTCTTGTTCCTCTGAAATAAGGCTGCAAGTGAAAGATAATACTTGCGAACAAGAAAGACAAAAGGCATATTAGCTGCGGCAAATACACGCACCTTATCCTTATTGAGCTTGGTTGGCTCATCTTTCAACGATGCCTTGAATACGGTATTAATCGATTTTCCCTCCAAAAGTAGTTGCTCTAACCTAGCAACCTCCTCCAAGATCATGGGATCCACATCCCGAGGGCAAGAAATACCCTCCACTTGGCGATCGCTTTTCTCAACATATTGGGTTTTTGGTCCCTTGAAAGGGAAACCCATAGAGGTCGAAAAATTCATAGCATTAACGCCAAGAACTCCGTCTAATCCAGCCAAATTAGCATCATCGGAGACTTTTCCTACCTGCACCAATTCCTCTGATGGCAAAGATGCAAGTGTCAATGAATAATCCGTAAAAGCCTTCTGGGAAAGCAAAGGATCAAACTTGGTGGCTGTGTCGGTTTTCCCAGCAATATCCACTTCTTTATGGCGCTGAGCTCCCATGTCCTTCGGGGAACCGTGCTGTTTCCCAATGCCCATGACATCTGTCACGGCGGATGAAATCAGAGAAGTAACCACGGCACTTGTGGGAGATGAACGGGGTTGATTATGACCTCCATGGATGCGTAGTTTAGCATCCAAAGTCAATCCCCTAGTAGGGCACTTTTCATGTGGCGCAGTCAATGGACCGACATCCACGCCCAGAATTTTAGTTTCAAAAGGCTGAGCAGAATGTGATTGCAACACACCTGGCTTTTCACACATACGTGCGATAGTTCTCTCTAGAGTTTCACGAGTAACGAAACCTCCGCCCCCGACAGTACCTCTGCCGGCAAGATGATGCCCAGCAATGAAAGGCATTCCCTTAGCACGACCAATAAACGTAGCCATGCACAGACCTCCATAAGTCCTATCAGGGAAAGAATATCTTAATCCTTGGAACACACCACCTTGTGAGGTGATAACGCGACCGCGTTCAGCAGTCATTTCTCCGTAAATCTTGATTTCTCCATCATTGTTGAAAACTGTATGAACAGTGATCTTCTTACCTACCTCAATATCCTTAGGGTAGTATTTCAACAGATCACGCTGTGGGCCTGCACCAGGACAGTACCAAACAGCAAAGTCTTGACCCTCCACACGAGTGCAGTTGTTAACACTCAAGGGTAGATTCTTAATGACGTGTCCTCCCACATTTGTGAGATTAACGTACTGAACCTTAGTTGTAACCATGTGGTTAGGAATCAAAAACATAGAGCCAGTAAGTGGAACAGCATTGCAAAAAAACTCCGTCCGACTGCCTTTCAAGAACCTTCAACGACTTCCCGACAAGTTTGTCTAGATTTTCAGTAGAAATAGTTCGGGCAGCTTCAGTGATACCGGCATCACCAAATTTGTAAGCATTCTCCTTCTGACGAGTGTCCCAATGTTCAGTTTCTAGCTGATAGGGCTTAGCATTAGGGACAAAAGAAATTGGAGCTGCGGCTTGTGCGGTGGGCAAAGTTTGAACCCATGTTTGAGCTGTCTTTTTAAGAACTGCCCAAACACCAGTAAAGACAACAATAGCATGCAACTTCATCTTAGTTTCATCAGAAAGGTCACGGTAGACCTGAGATGGAGAACGAAAGTTATACGCCTCGACGTACTCAGAGCGCATGGTGTACGCTCTGCCACATAAAACAGCAACATATGATGCAAAGACAAAAAACATAATCCAAGCACCGTTGCTTAAAAACAACAAATCACACAGTAATACAATACCAACAATAATTCCGAAAGCTTTAGATGTTGAGACAACATAGTCAATCAACTGCCAACGAAGCGCAAATAGAACATAAAAATTTCCTAGTCTAGTGGTTAAGACCGTGCGAATAAGTGAGTTGAACCAGGCCATAAAACGGGCTTCAGCAAAAAGAAGGTAATCAATAACCTCCTGCTTAACGTCCATACTCTCATTAATAATGCCTCGGAAAGAAAACCGGGGCATACCAGAATGCGATTCCAATTTGCAATCCGGACAAAGAGTAGGTGGGAGTTGATGCTCACATAAAGGCATATCAGCAAGAGAACGCTGACCTTCAACGAAAGCTTTTTGCTTGGCAAAGTGGTTCTGCGAATCCTCCTTCAAAAAACGAAGAAGAGTGACAATATCCACGTCAACTAGAGGCTTACCCTCAAATTCGCGGGGGACGTAATAAATCTCACGTGTGCGTCCAGATTTCGTCCTATTCCCGTTGGAAATGGGAACATATCTGGGCTCCTCTACGGTAAAAAGAGCATAATCAGGGAATTGATCATTTGCCATATGGCGAATCTTGTTGTTATCAAGCATATCAGTTCCTTTCTTCCTATATTCAGGACGGACTTTCTGGGTGATGGTGCACTCAAAACGACGAACAATGGATAATGGTTCGTTTGAAAGCTGATTTGCCAACAAATCCTTGACATTCGTAGTGCCGCACACTACAGAGGGTTCGATCATCACCTTTCCCTTCATTTCTGCGTTAGGGTTCAATGCAGCCATGGGTACTTGGTTCAAAAACATAATGATCGGAGTGGCAGGTGATCCATCAGTAAAGTCCAACGCTGTGTTGCCGATGTCGTCCATGATCACGCCATCATGGTAGGTGGAAAATTCCGACTGGAACTTGTCCTCTTGGTTGAGAGTAATAATAGCACGGGGGCTGTAATCTCGACCATTCACCTGGAGGATGTAGCGAGTAAGCGCATTAGAAATGGCAGACTTACCCACACCGGAATCGCCAAAAAGCAAAACTCCATAGGGTTTCTCACGAATGTTGTCCTTCTTCGATAGTGTACGAGAAGTCTGCAAGTCTTTAAGGACATTGAGACGAGATGCATAGTATGCACGTTCGCTCTGCTTGCAGTTGGCAAGATACGAATTTGTAGTATCAATACACTCGGCGAGACGACGATCATAAGTTTCCTCACTGACCTCAGCCTTACGGCCTAAATCAATGCAAGTCTTTTGAGACTTAAGGAACGCAAACTCAATGTCATATTCATTCTTTAGTTCAGAAGCGAAAAAGTCGGTAAAATTCCCAGAGTTAAAAACTAGGGTGACCTTTTCAATGACAAGTTTGCCGAAGCTGGATAGTTTTTCAAAGAAGTGAAGGGTGGTTACCTTCTCACGAATGGGTTCCGTAGCTACAAAAGAGTAACCTTTAATACGGAAATCGATCTTCTTAATCCAACCAAGTGAGATCATCATGCGGACCAAATAATGGGCCTCGGAAGCAATATCGCTTCCTTTGATGAGCGTGTAATATTTCTCGACAAAAGATAAATCTGGGATCATGGTTGTTAGATCCGGAATGTCAAGACGAAGCTCAGAAGTAAGCTCACGAAGTGCCAACCAGGCACGGCCAAAATTATCCAAAAGCCATTCACGAACATCTTCAGATAAACTGATGAAGTCGCTAGCTGAAGCCTGGGAGTTTAGAACTCCCTGGTTAGCACGGCGGATACGGGCTTTTTGTCGTGATTCTTTCTCACGTGATTCCTTATCACGGAGAGCGCGATCCTTACGGTCGCGAGCGTTCTTTTCATTGCGCTTTTTCGCTTCCCATTTAGACTGGCCATAACCAGTTTGGGAAACAAGCACGTTGAAATGAAACAGAAAAAAGGCAAAAACAATGCCAAAACAGGTTAGGATAAATCCCAACGAGACGCCTTGGACGTTCAAATTTGATTCCTCGAAATTGAATAGATTCATAATTTTAGTAGGCGTAGAACTAACCTCAACAGGCTAAACAAAACCAAAACTATAGTCCAAAAAGTCCATCAAATAAATAATCATAGCAAAACCTCAAACTCAGTACAGCGGTATGGAAAATTTAGGTGTCCAAACCTCTTCCCTCAGGTTGTCAGGAAGTAAACATACTTATAAAGAGTTATATTGCGACAGTATAGTTTGTGATGCGTATATCGGCATCCAAAATGTACCAAAAGACCAATTCTTCCTAAAAGAGTTGTTAGATCTAGATCTGTGCGAGTCCTCTGCGGAGGCACAGTCGTTAAAACGAAATCATTCTCTAGTAGGGGGGATTCTTCTGCTAACAAAACCAAACACTGCTTAATTATGCGATTAATTTACTTGACATCTTAATCGGAGCAATAGTTTATGACACATAGTGATTCGGGATACGTTCCGCATATCCTAAACACAAATGTGCCAGAAGGGGCTTGATTTGAAAAAGAGTTGACTCTCTTGGGCAAGGGCAAAAGTATAGTAAATAGTAGCCACAACTATCTACACTCAAGCGCTTGTCACTTATAACGGGTTTTTAATCCGGTATGGTGACTAAATATCATATAATTCAAATGCTAGGTTCGTACAGCCAACAAATAGTTGCCTGTACGGTCTCCTGTTACAGGGTAAGACGCAGTAAACAAGGGGGTTGCCCCTGTTTATCAGTTCTTATGTCTGTTTATAAAAGGAGCAATTAAGCTTAGATGAATATATGTGATGTAGCCGGGTGTCGCGGTAAAACGACACACTACAATCAGCAAGGGAGAGCCATGGAACGGGATGTTCCATGGTTCTCTCC